GCGGACGTACAGGCGGGCCCAGCAGTACCTGGTGGACCATTTCTGCCAGCCGGTCTGGGAGTGGTTCATCGAGGCGGCGTACCTGGCCGGGCTCCTGAAGATTCCGAACTACTACGCGGATCCCGATCGCTTCACCGCGGTCCGGTGGCTGGCCAACGGCTGGGAATGGATCGACCCGGAGAAAGAAGTCAAAGCGAACGAGGAAGCGATCAAGTCCGGGCAGCTCACACTCGAGGAAACCTGCGGGGCAAGGGGTCGGGATTGGCGGGAAGTCCTGGATCAAAGGGCCAGAGAGCAGGAATACGCGGCCTCCCTGGGGCTGACCCTCGACTTCGGATCGATGGCATCAAACAACAACGGCACAGAAGGAGGTGACGACGACGAAGAAGGTAATGGGGATGGCGGAAATGAAGGCGGAAATGGCGAAGAGGCTTGACCGGGATCTGGCCTTCGAGGTCCGGGGCGTGGACGAGGAAGCCCGGACGGCGGAGATCAGCCTGTCGAGCGAGGACCCGTATACCCGATGGTTCGGCCCCGAAATACTCGGACATGGACCTGGAGAAGTGGATCTGGGGCGGCTGAAGTCGATGGGGGTCTTGCTTTGGAATCACAAGTCGGATGTTCCGATCGGCCAGTTCGTCAAGGTCTGGCTGGACGAACAGGACCGGAAGGTTCGGGCCGTGGTCAAGTTCGATCCCGACGAGCAATCGGACCTTATCTTCTCGAAGGTGAAGAGCGGAACGCTGAAGGGCGTTTCGGTGGGGGAAAGC